CAAACGCCAGCAGGGTGCCACCTCGGATCACCACTCCGGGGCAGCATCCGCCCGCTTACTCCATAGCGGGCCGGGGTAGGAGGTCCTCCCCCCCGTGTAGACCGGAAGAAAATACATTTGGTAATACAGATACCAGTTAGCTGGGAATTCTAAAACTGGCAAATTCAAAGGTGTCATGTCTTCCTTTTCGTGCAGGTATTTCTCAATCTGTAGTTGCTGTGCTACGGTGATGGAGAACACTTTCTCGACTAAGTTCCGGGTCCGCAGACCTACTCTAGTCGCGAGAAGTGCAGCTAGCCTAACGGCACCAACTGTGGCGCGCTCTAAGGCTCCCTGTCCACGCCGAGCGGCTTCGCGCCACTCGCTCAAGGTCTCGCAGGTCTCTTCGGACCACTTCCACAAATCATGGCAGAACGCTTCCAGGAGGCGTTGGCTGATACGCACTCCTTCCGTTACTCTAAGACCATAATCTGCCAGCGCTGATATAATCGGACAGCCTGGATATTGATAAGCTAAACTCATGGCTTTGCAGCGGAGTAGCTGTTTCAATATTGTTCCTCGGGCATTGGCGTAGCGATTGGCACACCACGCAAATGAGGCTAAGATCTTCCTGGGATCAGCCACATTTTTCAAGTCTTCAATGTCGAAAATTAACCCACAGAATGACGCGGTCTCCAATTCATCATGCTTTACAAGCTTTATGATGAGACCTAAACGCGCAAAAAATTCTGCGGTGGGTGGGGCCCCTTTCTCAATGCGGGCAACTCCATCATCCCCCTCGACACACGGTATGACCTCACATCCGCTCTTCTCACAAGCGAACAGAAGTAACATAAGGTTGGCAAACCCATTGCCAAGAGACGTGCACATTTCTCCAGACATCCTCGTCGCAAAAAGACGTAGGACGAACCATTTGAACGTACAAACATTTTTCCCACCCAGGACTTCGTTCATGTGCCGATCGAAATCTCTGGCCTCGGGTAGAAATTGTACCATATGCGAGTAAAGGACAAACTCGCACGCATCCATAAGGCGTCGTATGAAGAGGGCTTCAAACGTCGTATAATCTGTAGCAATATACGTCGCGCCCTCCCTATAGATCCTCTCCATAATGTATTTGGCCCGTTCAGCAACTGGCACATATTTTATGAATGCAGGGTGTTTAAAGAGCTCCTGCTCAATCAGATGGAATATAGGTCCGACGGCACACTTGTACTCGTCGGAACGACTAAATATTCCCCGCGCGTGCTTCCATTCCGGAGCCGCGTAGGATTCATCTTTCATGAAGCACTTACACCTAAGGTACACTTTTTTATCCCAGATGGACCTGACGTTCTTCCACTTATTTAGTAGCTGTTTCTTACGCCATTCTGGGTACTTCGATCCCTCTAACCAATTCTCTACCGAAGTGTCTGAATCAGGACGCAACGGGGTGAGGTTCTTTACGCA